GTTTGTAATGCGATTGCGTAAGTCTTTTATTTTTTCCCGACTTATTTCAATGATAAAGCCTTTGTATCCAGGAGATATCAGTCTGCAACCAGTTCTCGAGTCGAACAGGTCGGTTGGAGTCCAAGTAGGAGACAAGGCATCATCATCCATTTTCGCTATCAGGTGTGTAATTCCCGAAAAAGTCACATTGTTCAAATCGCGGGATTCGATGCTTTGTATTTGGCTAGATAGGCGCTCTCTTTTCCCCTGTAAGCTTTCTTTTTTTATTCCATTGGCGTTTTTTCCGCCGCCAGTAACCCCTTTGGGAGTAGGTTTCTTTAGATAGGTAAGAATTGGGTTAATGGTCGGCTGTGCAGGCATCTAGCTAGTCCTTTAGATACGTAGATAAAGTTTGGCGACTAACTTTTACTAAAGTTAGTATCTCTGTTTGGTTAAGGTGGTGTGTCCTGTGCAACAGATTGCATATTGCTTTCTTGTCACTTACATCAGTTTCAATCTGCGGTTGAAGAATATCTTTGGCAACTTGGTTAAGATCTATTGCCGAGTTAAAAATTACAGCGTGCCGGCGAGCAGCTAAAGAAATCGACTCTATATCAGCCCCGCTGAGCCTTGAAGATATCTTTGCGAGAGCAGTTACCGCGCATGACTCTCCATCATCACTAAAGAGGAAGTAGTTCCATAGGTGTTTTCGAAGATCCTCATCAGGCGTATTGAAATTCATTCTATAAGGAAAACGGCGCCAGATAGCCCTATCTAGCAGCTCAGGGTGATTGGTGGCAGCAATAACGATCGCCCGATCGTCAAGTGAATCAATTGACTGGATAAGTGTGTTGACGACTCGCTTTAGTTCTCCGAGTTCATGATTGTCATTTCTGAGTTTTGCGATGGCATCAAACTCATCCAGAAATATTATGCCGTTCTTCTGCGGAATAAAATCGAATACGCTGCGAATATTTTTTGCTGTGTCTCCTAACAATGAAGACATAAGTGAATCTAGGCGGACTACATATAAAGGCATGGATAAAGCTGCGGCGATGTGGCCAGCCACTAGCGTCTTACCTGTTCCGGGAGGACCCGCCATGAGCAGATTCATGCGCCCTGACAAGCCATGCTTTGCCAACAGGTCATACTTCCTAGCGCTCGCGATGAACGAATCGAACGTATATTTCAGCGCGCCATCAAGAAATATTGGTGATGTCGGCCAAGGTAGCTCTTCAACGAGCGCGCCTCTAGACTTCGGGTCGACGGGGAGAGATTCAGAATAACCTGCAGCGCGAAGCGGAACGCCGTTGCGCCTAGCTGCAAGCTTTATACGCTTACTGACTTCCGGCGAGGCTGTCATGCAGTCTTTTGCGATCTTATTACAGACCTGCTTAACAACCGTGTAATCGGCGTTGAGAGCTCCCTCTATCAGGCCCAAAAGATCATGTTCTGCAACAGCTATATTTTGCGACATTTGACAAAAAGCCCTAAAATTTGCGTCAAATGTCTAATTTTTTTGGTTTTTCGTCAAGGATAATTGGATTTATGTAATGTGCCCAGGCATGGCGCATGCTTCAGTTTCCTGCACAATCCTTCCCGCCTTCAGCCAGCCATAGCAATTCTCAGTGCTATCGAAGCCTCAAGGAGCTTTTGCGCCTGCGTTGTGACAGCCCACGCCAGCTCATCATTCCCAGCTTCTTTGAACGCTGTAGCCAGATCGAGCAGTTTCTCCACCTCAGCCTCGATGACGCGAACGGATTCACCTATCTGGTATTGAAGCGAGTGCGCCATGCAATCAATCCCCGTTCCAGACTGTCTTCAATGAAGAACCCTGCGGCTCTCGCCGATCCTGATCCGATCGAGCGCCCTGTTTAGCGCATCTAAGGCATCGAGGAGGGCTTTCGCCTCAGCTTCCCGGCCATCTCCCCAAAGACGTTCAGCCATTTTGTTCAGCGCCTGGATCGATTTCTCAATGTCAGCAGCAGTTGCTGTGACTTTGCTATCGGGCTGATTCTTTGTGGTGATGGGCATGGCTTCAAACCGGTTGTCCGTTCCACACGTAAAGCACCCGGGCCAGTATGTGGGTGTCGTCCACAAGAATGACCTCAGGGTCGTGGTGCTTGTTGTCCGAGATCATCTTGAACAGGTTTTTTCCCTTCTTCTGGAGTCGCTTCACGTAGAGCATTTCGTCGTGAGAGAAGAGGTAGATGCCGTCTCCCGTGAACTCCCGGATCGTAACGTCGACCAGCAGAGGGTCGCGGTCCTTGATCGTCGGGGCCATCGACTGACCCCAGCCAGTGATCATCTTGAGGTGGAAGTGCTCTTTGAACGTGACACCCATCTCGCGCAGATGCTTCGGGCTGACCCTGATGTCCTGGAGCATTTCGGGGTATTCGTGCGGGATCTGCCCACCACCCATTGCTGCGCGTACGTCGTAATGCGCAATCCACACCTCGTCACCCACCTGGCCGGGCCTGGAGAAGTCGCCAGTCACGACATTGCTCTTCTGGGGTTCATCCGCTACAGCAAGTAACCGGTTCCGCGCCTCTTCGGACAATCCCTTAACCTTTGCCAGCGCCAACTTCAACTGTTCGGTCGCAGATGCCCCCGAAGCTGTCGGAGCCTGCTCTTCGGGTGAGGTCGGGCTGACCAGGCTTCCTTTCGGTAGGCCGATCTTGTCTTCAAGGTTCGCCGCCGCTTTTTCACCGAGGTTCCTGTGCCCATTCAAAATTTGGGACAGGTACGACGCATCCAAGCCGTGTTGATTGGCGAAATCTTTCTGGGATGCCCCGGCCATTACGGCTTTTAGGGCTTTCACTCGGGTTTGGTTGATATCCATTTGCCAATAATCGCTTTCAGTTAGCAATCAGTAAATTACAGTCTGCTATTGCCTGCGTGATTAGCAGTTGCTAATCTGAGGGGCAATACGGAGGTGCACCCATGAATCTGCACGACTACATCAAGCCATTCGACAAACAGACCCTTGAAGACTTCGCGACTAGCTGCGGCACCACCGTCGGCCAGATCAAGCAGGTTGCTTATGGCTATCGCCGTCCGGGTGCGGCTCTCGCTATCAGCATCGAGCGCGAGTCTTCGCGTTCGGTGACCTGTGAAGTGATGCGTCCCGATATCGACTGGGCCTATCTACGCAGTTCCGAGCCAACCAAATCAGCCGCTTAACCAATCTCATCAGCCACACAGGAAAACCCAGCATGTACATGGACCCCAATCAAAAGCGCGCCATTCCGGTGAAGGTTCGTTTCGAACCTGTTCTTGATCGGATTCTGCGTCGAGCCGCAACGAAAACCCGCATGCAGCATGCGACCTATCTCTACGAAATCATCGAGTGGGCCGTTGCGAACGGCGTGATCGAGGAACTCATGCAGGACAAACAAGAAGATATCGCGGGCTGAAGCCCCTTTGGAGGGCCAGATGACCGTAGAGCTTGAAAGGCTGCCTCCGCAGACGCGGAAGAGGGTGGAAGAGCTAATGCATGCCAACGGCTGGAGCCTCAGCCAAACCATCAATGAAATGACAGAGCTCGCCATTGCTTACGGGGCACTTTCAGAAGTGGGCCGCAAAAAAGCCAAGGTGTTGCAACTGGTGACCCCAATGAGGGCCTCTTGCAGGGACTCTTCGGGGTAACCCAGAGGGCCTCTGCCAAATCCGAGACGAAAAAAAGCCGGGGTAGTGACCCGGCTCTCTTAAACATCTGTGTGGGATCAATTATATGCAAACCCAGCCACATATCAATACCCCCTCCAATGTCGCGACACGTTTTCGCGAATCTCAAATTGTGTCGCGCACTATGTCATCGCGGGAGATCGCCGAACTCACCGGGAAGCGTCATCCCGATGTAAAGCGCGACATCCAGGCCATGGCTTCTGACCTGCACGAAGATGTGAGCATCTTTGCTCACATCTACTTGGACAGCATGAACAGGGAGCAGACTGAGTATTTGCTGGATCGCGAACACACGGACTGCCTTCTGACTGGCTACAGCGCGGCAATGCGCATGGCTGTGATCAAGCGTTGGCGTGAGCTGGAGGGCAGCGGGCGTGTCATCGCCACGTTGCCTGATTTCTCCAATCCTGCTGCCGCTGCCCGCGCCTGGGCCGAACAGTTCGAACTACAGCAGGCCGCCAATCAGGCCCTTGCCATCGCCGCGCCAAAAGTCGAGTTTGTCGACAAGTACGTTGAGTCGACCGGCCTGAAGGGTTTCCGCCAAACCGCAAAACTCTTGGGGGCCAACGAGGCCCGGTTCCGCGAGTTCCTGCTCGACAAGAAAATCATGTACCGAATGGGTGGTGAGTGGCAGGCCTATCAAGGGCACATCGACGCCGGTAGGTTCGACGTGAAGACCGGTACCAGCGACAGCGGCCACGCTTTCAACCAAACCAAATTTACCCCTAAGGGCGTCACCTGGGTGGCCGGCCTGTGGGCTCAGTACAAGCTGGAGGCTCAATGATGGCTGCGCTCCCGTACATGCAGTTCTACGTCGCCGACTACCTGGCCGACACCACACACCTGACCGCGGAAGAGCACGGCGCCTACATGCTCCTGCTGTTTAGCTACTGGCAGACAGGCAAGCCGCTGCGTATTGATCGCCTCGCCACCGTTGCACGGATTCCCAACGAACGTTGGTCTTCCGTTGCCGAGACGTTGAGCGAGTTCTTCCACATCACAGAAACCCACTGGGTGCAGTTCCGTGTCGAGGCAGATCTTGATGCAGTGAACAGCAAAGTGGTGACCGCTTCGAACGCAGGAAAGGCCTCGGCGAAGGCAAAAGCACTCAAAAAACAACAGGAGCTCAACGACCGTTCAACGACCGTTGAAGATCCGTTGCAACGGAATGCCAACCATATAGATACAGACACAGATAAGAATAGAAAAGAACACCAACTACCCCCTGAAGGGGAGGACTTGTTCCTGAAGTTCTGGAAGCTCTATCCGAACAAAGTCGGAAAGGCAGCCGCAGAGAAAGCGTGGAAGAAACTCAAGATCACTGACGACCTGTTCGCCCTGATCGCCATGGGCCTCACCAAGCAAGTCGTGTCGACTGCCTGGACCAAGGACAACGGCCAGTTCATCCCGCACCCGTCGACCTGGATCAACGGCAAGCGCTGGGAAGACGAAGTACCAGAGCCGGCGCCTGCGGGAAGCAACGTCCACCCGTTCCCGCCGCGTCGTCAGGCCAACGGCCCCGACTTCGACGACAAGAGCTGGGCTGATGACTTGGGGGCGCTGTGATGAAAAATCCGAATCAGCTCATGCAGACCCTTGGCAACTTGCCTGCGGTGGAGGCTGCTCCGCTCAAGATCGACACCGGTACCGCCGACGTCGTGAACTCGCTGTTCAAGGAGTTGCAGGCGATCTTCCCGGCGTGGCGACAGGCTTGGCCAACCGATGAGGCGCTGATGACTGCCAAGCGCACCTGGGTGAAGGCGTTCATGACCGAGGGTATCAAGCAGATTGAGCAGATCCGATTCGGCCTTCAGAACTGCCGCAAGCTGGGCAGCGACTTCGCGCCGTCGGTGGGGAAGTTCATCCAGATGTGCCAGCCAACCCCCGAAGCCCTCGGTATTCCGTCTCACGAAGCCTCCTACGCCGAATCCGTCGCCAATGCTCACCCGAGCAAGGCAGGCAGCCGGGAGTGGTCGCATCAGGCCGTGTACCACGCTGCGAGCCAGTGCGGCTTCAATGCGCTGAACACGATGAAGGCCGAGGTCAGCCGCAAGCTGTTCGACCGCAACTACGACATCACCATCCGGATGATGCTCGCGGGTGAGCGCTTGCGGAACATCCCGTTGGCCCTGCCTGAGCGTGTCGACGGCCGCACAACACCAGCGATTGGCAATCGAGCGTTGGCGGATCTTCGCAAGAGCCGGGGAGGGCATGCACATGGGTAACGAAAGGATGCGTGAAGAGTTCGAGGCGGCATACGTCGAGGACATGGTTCGAATCATGGGCGAGGGTATCCGCTGCCGCGCTACGGAAAACACCAAGTTCCTTATGCAGAACGGCGAATTCCAAGATCCAGCGCTGCGACTGGCGTTTTGGGCTTGGCAGGCCTCCCGCGAATCGCTGGTGGTGAAGTCGCCCGAAGACTTCACAAACGGTGGGAGCCCGAACGCCCGAATTCTCATCGCGCACCACCGGGAGATCGTAGGCCGCTGGGTGCAATCCATCGAAGCCGCCGGCGTAAAGGTGAAACCATGAGCGATCTGAACGAAATGTCGAACGCTGCTCGGTCCGCTGCAATGCGCGGCGGCATGGCAGGCTGGGGGCAGGTTGGCGGACTTGCTGAGCACCTCCGGTACATGGAGTTGCGGTCCAGGCGACCGGGCCGCAAGCCGAAATGTAACTGTGGCTGTGGCACTCCGAAAACACACACGGGCTTTGCCAATGGTGTCTGCCTTACGAGTGGCTGCGAGCTGTACGTCCGTCGCTGGGTGAAGACTGCTGGCATTCGGAAGGTGCAGCCATGACCGACAAGATCAGCGTCAACAGCCAGGCCAAGCTCTCCGAGGCCATCACCAGTCTGACCACCATGTACCGCGACAAGAAGTTCGTCGTCGTGTCGCTGCGCCCGGGCAAGGATCGCACCCTCGACCAGAATGCCTTGTGGTTCAGCCTGTACCAGCGCATTGCCGCGATGACGCAGATCGGCGACGTGGAGGACGCTCGCCGGTACTGCAAGTTGCACTTTGGCGTTCAGATCCTGCTGAACGAGGACGACGACTTTCGAGCGGCCTGGTACCAGACCATGCGTCACCTGAGCTACGGGCAAAAGCTCGAGATGATGGGAGGCTGCTCGTTGTTCGGTCCTGACGGATTCCCGGTAACTCGGTTGTTCAGTCGCGCCCAGGGCATCGCCTACACCGATCGCATCGTGGCCGACTTCACGGAGCGCGGCGTGGTGTTCACTGATCTGCTTGGCGAGGTGGCTGCATGATGACTCACCAATGTGAATGCCATCGCTGCATCGATGAGCACAAGATCGGCGCCGAAGGGCCGTTCGGATGGCTCCCGCTTTCCTCCGTGAAAATGATCCTTTGCCCGATTTGCGGCTGCAAGCGATGCCCCCGGGCGAGTGATCACAATCTCGCCTGCACTGACAGCAATGAGCCGGGCCAGCCAGGGAGTGTGTACCAATGAGTCTGGCAGCCAAACAGTCACGCCCGAAGAAGTGCAAGAACCCCGCTTGTGGCATCAGCTTCCCACCGCAGCGTCTTGGTCAGGCCGTGTGCAGCCCCAAGTGCGGACTGGCCATCAAGGACGTGAACCAGGAGAAGGCGCGTAAGTCGCTGGCTCAGGTCGAGCGCCGTGACATCAAGGTCCGCAAGGAGAAGCTGAAGAGCCGGGCCGAGCACCTCAAAGATACGCAGATCGCCTTCAACGCCTGGGTGCGTGAGCGTGACGCCGAGCTTCCATGCATCAGCTGCGGGCGGTACCACGATGGCCAATATCACTCCGGCCATTATCGAACTGTGGGAGCGAACCCGGAATTGCGGTTTGAGCCTCTGAACGCCTGGAAACAGTGCGCTCCATGCAATAACCACCTCTCCGGGAACCTGATCAATTACCGAATCTCGCTCCTACAGCGAATCGGGGAAGAAAAGGTGGTTTGGCTTGAAGGCCCTCATGAGGCCAAGAAGTACACCGTCGAAGAGTTGAAGGCGATGACCGCCGACTACCGGGCGAAGACCAGAGACTTGAAAAAGGGAGCAGCAGCATGACCTATCGCAACGTGGTATCCGCAGTAGTTCGGGCGCTGGCCGCCGAAACCATCAACTCTGCTGGTGGGTGCGACTTTGAGCCCAAGGTGCAGTGCGCCAAGCAGAAGGGGGAGATCGTCGGCAAAGAGGCCGCTTTCCTCGCCGACTGCTGGGTGTTCGGTCGCCTGCATAAGTCGCTGTCGGCTGCGCACTGGAGAGCCCTGGTAGCGAAGTACTCCACGCATGACGAGCGCAAGCACGGCGCCATCCTGGAGCTGCTGAACTCGGTCAAGTCGCCAGCACCGAAGCGGTTCCGGGAGTGCGCGATTCTGACCTGGGCCATTCCGCAGGTTGGCGGCAGGCATGAGTCAGCCACAGTCGAAATGGTCAGTCGTGAGGCCGAGGCTATTGCCAAGAACAAGGCCTTGGTTGATTCGTTCAATGAGAAGGGTTTGCGCGGTATGGATGACACCGTGGACCGCAAGCAGACGCTGAAGCGATCAACAGCCGTGCTGCCTGCCGCCTGGTACAACATCGACAACTGGGACAACTACGGCAAGCCAGAGTCGACCCGGTACCGGTGGCGCTCCTCGATTCGCAAGAGCCTGGATGATCTGGTCAACGAAGCATTGACTGCAGCGCAAGAGATCATGGATGCAGAAGGTTTAATCGAAAGTTGCGCGGCATAGCGAATAGTTATTGCAAGTAGTGAGAGAATGAGAGAATATTTACCCATCCTGTCGATCTTGCGCGTTAGGGATTAATACAAACAAACCCGGCTACTGCGTCGGGTTTTTTATTGCCCGCGATTTACCCAAAGCCCTCGGCGCATCAATCGTCTCGCCGGAAGAGGGCCTCATTCAGGCCTCTGCATTTACAGGGGCTTTCGCTTCAGGAGCACGGCATGAAGAGTAAATATCGCCAAGCTGTCGAGTCAGTGATTGCGCAAGAGGAGAAGCTGGCCGAAGTTACTCACTTGCACGCCGGAGCCGCTGCTCGCGAGAAAGAACTTGCGGAGGCTCTGCGACTCAATCAACAGACGCTTGCTCGATACGAGGCGGATGTGTCTGAGCTTGAGTCGAAGATGACCGTAAATCCTCAGGCTTAGTCAAAACCCAAGGTATGACTCCAATAGACTCGGGTATTTAAGCGGGCCTTTAGTGGCCTTCTGTTTGTTGGTGACATCGACAACCACCATGATGTCTTTGGTTGAATTGAAGTCGCTGCCAACATACAGGGATGAGCAAAGGGCTTCTGCTGTTGTATCCAGTTCGAAGCAGTAAAAGGATGTTGTTTCGTCCCAGTTTTTGCGGCTCGTGAGCTCGTTGACTTTCTTCACGAACGAGTCATATCGAGCTTGGCGCGAGTCGTCAGACTTAAACTCAAAAGTCACAATAAAATTTGCCATGGTTCCATCCGTTGTCGCGATTGTAAGGATCTCGACGATAGCACGGAGCCAGTGTCCGTCACTGAGCGGGCTTTTTTATTCCAGTCATGCCCACCACGGAGTCGAGCGCATGGATTATTTGCACCGCCTGCTCGACAGGTTGGATCTATTGATCGCCGGACTGTTCGGCGTGATCGTCGCCAGTTGGTGGCACAAGGATGACCTGACCGATTGGCGCGCATGGTTGATCTTCCTCACCACGGGAGTGGCTTGTGCCCTGTACCTGACCGGCATGGTCAGCGCGTACCTTGGCGTGACAGAGCCGAACACCGTCGCCGGGGTCGGATTCCTGCTCGGCACCTTCGGCGGATCGCTCCTTGCAGCCATCAACCGAGCAATCAAAGCCGCTGACCTCTGGGCACTTATTCGCCAGCGGTTCGGGGGAGGCAATCCACCATGAATCTTGAACTGATCAACTCCATCGCCTGCGGCTTTATTGCCTTGTGGGCGACCTGGTGTGTTCTGAGCGGTCGAGTGCGGGACGGAGTCATCGGCAAGCTGATTTATTCAGCGATCGCCATCAGTGGCTTTGTCGTAATGACGCGTAATCAGAGCATCTTCTTCGGGCCGACCACGGCAGGCCTGACGCTGCACATTTCGCTAGCACTTGCCGGCCTGCGTCACGTCTTCATGGTCATCTGGTGGCAGCGGGTGAAGGCTTGGCTGTGCCGCACACTGAATTGTGAACACTGCATGGGCTGTGGCCGTCCGCACGGAACTTCGAAGGATGGTGATGCGCCGGGGGGAGAAATCCCGTGAGTGCGATTATCCGGATGGTCCCGGTGTGGATGTGGCTTGCGCTTGCTGCCTTGGTATCCATTGGTTACCTCGCGCTGCGCCTGGAAGGCGTGAAGGATGATCGAGCAGTCATTGCCTCGGAGCGCGACGCTGCGACTGCCCGAGTGATATCGCTCACCAATACGCTGCGTCTACAGCGCAACCTCACTGAAGACATCAACCGAGTATCCGACGATGCGAAAGCCAAGACTGAACACGTTACGGCTGCCGCTGCTATTGCTGATGGCCGGGCTCGCAGCTTGCAGCAGCAAATCACTGACCTCATCGCCAGGCGAAAGTCCTGTGCTGCCGAGGTTGCCAGCGGAAGCAAGGCAAGAGCAGACATTACCGTTCTGCTCGCCGACCTGCGTAGAAGCGCTGACGAAGAAGCGGGAAGATTGGCAGAAGCGCTTGATCGAAGCCGAATAGCCGGTTTTGCGTGTGAGGCTGCATACGCCGCCGCACAGAAGAGCAAGTAGGTCGCGACACGTTTCGCGAGAGTGCAAATTGTGTCGCGGACTGCGAGTTAATCGTGGTCGCTGTACGGGGTTGCTACCAAAGGCATTGCCGGAAACCACAGCCACTCACCGTCTTGCAGTGGACTACTGAAATTGCGTTTTACTTCGAACACATGGTTGCTGTGTCTCCCGTTCGGATAACTGAGCTCGATGGTCTGCGTTCCCTGCCAACTTTTGAAAGGCTCTACCTGAAGTCCAAGCCAGCCTGCGCGCTGAACAATCCCGCCAGTGTTGTCTGCGCCAACGTAGAGCGATCTTTCGCCAGGGCTGAAGTGGAACGGTACTCCAGATAGTCGCACCGGTTCATCGCTTCCGGTGTAAGCGACAATTTCAGCTTTGTTGTAGTCCATTCGATTACTCCACGCGCTGATTTGATCGCTACCCATACCGGCATCAAGCCGTTTTTACAAGCACTGCCCCCAGAGAGGCACCAAAGTCTCAAGGAATCCCTATGGCGCTGACAGCAAAACAGCAGCGCTTCGTCGATGAGTACCTGAAAGACCTGAATGCCACGCAAGCCTCTATCCGTGCGGGTTACAGCAAGAAAACAGCCGCATCCATCGGACAGGAGAACCTGACAAAACCTGAGATTGCGAAAGCATTGAAGGAGGCGATGCAGGGACGGTCGGAAAGAACAGCCATAACCCAAGACATGGTGCTGCGTGAGCTTGCCAAGATCGGCTTCAGCGACATCCGCAAGGTAGTGCGCTGGGGTGAGACTCAAGTCCGGATGGTTGACGCTGAAGAAGGTGAGGATGACGACCTTGTCCCGTACCACGGCCTTGCACTTATCGACTCAAGCGAAGTTGACGATGACACCGCCGGCGCCATCGCCGAGGTTTCTCAGGGGCGCGATGGCCTCAAGGTAAAGTTGCACGACAAGAAAGGCGCGCTGGTCGACATCGGTCGCCACCTCGGCATGTTTGCACTACCTGGTCACGCCGACCTTGATGCCGAACTGAAGCGCATCGAGGTCGAGAACAAGCGCCTGTTGAACGAGAAGCTCCGCCGCGAACTCAACGGCGAAGAAGAAGGCCCGCCGCCGCAACGCATCGAGGTCGTAGTCACCGACGCGAGGCGCCCGAATGCCGAGCCTTAACGTCCCTCAGTCACAGTTCCTGGCATTGCCGCACAAGTTTCGAGGCTTCGTCGCTGGCTTCGGTTCGGGCAAGACGTGGGTAGGCTGCTCGGCCATCAGCAAGCACTTTTGGGAGTGGCCGCGCATCAACGCCGGCTACTTCGCACCGACTTACGCCCAGATCCGCGACATCTTCTATCCAACCATGGAGGAGGTGGCGCAAGACTGGGGGCTTCGCACTGAGATCAATCAGTCGAACCATGAGGTTCATGTCTACAGCGGCAAGCAGTATCGCGGCACGGTGATATGCCGGTCGATGGAGAAGCCGCAGACAATCGTTGGTTTCAAGATCGGTCACGCCCTGGTCGATGAGCTCGACGTGCTGAGCGCGGTCAAGGCGCAGCAAGCCTGGCGCAAGATCATTGCCCGGATGCGTTACAAGGCCGATGGGTTGCGCAACGGGGTAGACGTCACAACGACGCCGGAAGGTTTCAAGTTCGTTTACCAGCAGTTCGTGAAACAGGTCCGTGACCGGCCGGCAACGGCAGCGCTTTACGGTCTGGTGCAGGCGAGCACGTTCGACAATGAGCTGAACCTGCCCGACGACTACATCGCTTCATTGATGGAGTCCTACCCCGAGCAGCTGATCCGGGCCTACCTGAACGGCCAGTTCGTCAACCTGACGTCTGGATCGATCTACCACGCCTACGACCGCAAGCTGAACGGCTGTTTCGACACTGTGCAGCCAGGCGAGCCCCTGTTCATCGGCATGGACTTCAACGTCGGCAAGATGGCAGCGGTGACCCACGTCAAGCGCACTGGTATGCCTCGGGCAGTGGATGAGCTAATGGATGGCTACGACACACCCGACATGATCCGTCGCATCAAGGAACGCTACTGGGAGCACAACGGCAACGACTACAAGAAGACCTGCGAGATTCGGATCTACCCGGACGCCTCTGGTGATTCGCGCAAGTCGGTCAACGCCAGCGTCACAGACTTGGCCATGCTCAAACAGGCCGGGTTCGCAGTCATCGCACCGGCGGCCAACCCGCCGGTGAAGGACCGGATCAACGCCATGAACGCCATGTTCTGCAACGCGCAGGGCGAACGACGTTATCTGGTCAACCCGTTCACTTGCCCGACCTATGCCGACGGCCTTGAGCAACAGATCTGGGCACCCAACGGCGAGCCGGACAAGAGCCAGGGCAACGACCACGCCAACGACGGTGGAGGTTACTTCATCCATCGCGAGTACCCGATAGTTAAACCGGTCACATCAATGAAAATGGGAGTCGCCCGATGACGGACGTCACTTTTACCCGTCCCGAGTACAAGGCGGCGCAGTACCGCTGGCGCTTGGTGCGCGACGTCTGCAAGGGTTCGGAAACCATT